ATCGTTAGATTGAAATAGTAAATCAACTATGCGCGAATAAGCGGCAATACACTTAACTAGCGTAATAGCGACATAAACATCTGATTGCTCCGTGCCTATTCTGATATTTGATTCATAAATACCATTGAATGCACGTAAATCTTTTAGCCATTCTTCTTCTATTTCTCGCTTCGCATCTTTCCAGACATTAAAGCGCCTATTTAACGTAGAACCCAGCGCATCATTAATGGCCTGTTGCTTCCGTTCTTCAACCTCAATGTCTTGTTGCGTTGGTTCAGGCTCGTTGCCCATCTGTATGTTGAGTAAGCCAGCCATTCCTTAATACCCTGTTTTTCTGAATGGCGCTTTTTTCTCTTGAGTCAAACATTCATCACTTTCGTAATGAGTATCAACACCAATCATCGCAGCCTTTCCAGTAAACGTATCGTTAGCATGTGTCGCGTCACGATAAATTGTAAACAGAACAATACTATCAGGCTCAAGGCCAATCAGCTCCATACCATCGGCTGACTCAATAATGTTGTGCGTTAATGATGCTCCAGCTTGTTGTTCAAGGAAGAAGTCAGGTAATTTAACAAACTGCTCACCTCTATGCCCTCTAGCCCACCATGACTCAAACCCCCATCTAACAACACCACTTTCATCGCCAACTTGATTATGCGTCCAGTGTACATGCGGGAATACTTCGCTTAATTCTTTGTAATCATGCAGGAAATGAGCAGACGACCACGACTCGTTTTCAGTCGAAGCGCTGTAGCAAGGTAATTGCAACCTACCCATGATAACCTCATAAGCTGGAGCCTTAGCTCCCTTGGTCGGCATACCTAACCCAGCAGAAACTAAATCATTCCATCCGCCAGATGAGCTTTCGTTTCTTGTTTTTCCAATTCTCATAAATAAGTTTCCGTCTGTGGGAATGTTATTGTCATCACGACAATCTGTTATTTCCTGCTAAGGGAAAATACCGCTATCACAACGGTTAATGATAATTTTGTGTACTGCTTGTTTTGTGAATCTTTGGCTTAGGTGCGTGCAATACCATCTCACCCGCTATTGCTCTTGACATCACCCTATCATCAAAGCAACCTGGCTTAGCGTTATAGCTGCCGTTATCTTCAATAATATAAGTCTCAAGCTCTTTAATTGTATCTATGCAGCAAATACCGTGGTCGCCATCCCTAAGCTCTGCTTTTAATTGATCGATAATCTTTGCTTTGCTTTTGGCTGTTGTTAGCCACCCAAAGCGTTTAGTCTCTTTATTTTCACCACGGTTCTCTAAATCGACTTGAGCGTAAATATTTGAATAGCCGGTTTTTCTTAGCGTAGTGAGTGTTGTTAATCCATGGTTGTTTCTTTCAACGCCCACAAGCGAATTATTGTATTTCTTACCCAGCTTAGCGAGTAAATCACCAAACCTATCAGGATCGACATGACCTCGCCATTGAGCTACTTGATAACCTTCTGGCAACTGTAAAACATCAGCACAACTGTAATCGCCAGTGATTAAACCTTCGGCAACATCAGCACCAATAACGTAACGCTTGCCGGGCTTAGGTTCATCCCACACCCTTAGTAACCCGTCTTTTCGCTGATTAATACTAGAGCTATCAATATCAGCACGATAAGTTTCAGTAAAGCATTCTGCCTTAGCCGCATTAGTATGATCAGCTTCAAACACCGGCCTACCTGAGAATAAGAAAGCTTCTTCTGGTGTACATGGGTATTCTTGCTTAAATAAACTTAAACCTAATTCATGTACTTTAATTCTGCGCCACTGCAATTGCTTATCGCTAAGATTATGCAGCTTAACTAATAATCGCTCTTCTTTTGTGCGCTTAAATTCTTCAGGAACTATCTTTGCGTATTCATCCTGCCAAAACCACGGACAAAATATAGCGATGTATTCACCGACACCATTACTAGCGTCTTGCCACATTTCATAGAACTTACCACCCACACCATTGGCTGTGCTTTCTAGTATTGATTCCGTTTCATGCTCATCAGGCAATGCCTGCATAATACCAGCCATGTGTTCATCAGCATGAGGCCAAAAGGCAACTTCAGAGCCGTGAAATAATTGAATAGTCGAACCTCGACCTGTCCCCTTACTTCCCGCTGTGCCTAACTGATAATCCGAATCAATAGAAAATATTAACTCTTTAGCGTTTGATGCTTGAGTCGGTACTTTAATTTGTGGTGGCGTATGTTCATAATAACGCTTCACCATGTTAAACAAATTCGTTGTGGCTTTTTCTTCGTGAGTCAGAATATACGTTCTAATCCCCACTTTTTGAGTTGTTTTCCAGTAGAAGCGCCCACCAATCATAGTTGATGCTCCCTGCTGCCTTCCTTTTAAAATAATGGCCCTTACTTTACCCGTTTCGTTTAACTGTGAATCCAGCCGTTCCGTAATGTAAATCTGTGCTTTATTTAAAATTAAAGGAGAAACTTTGCCTGATTTTGTTTTTATCTTTAATACATTTTCAGCAAAAAATTTAAAATCCGCCTTTAATCTTCGTAACTTTTTACTCTTCCTCTTCATCGGGCAACCCATCAACCCAGTCACCCAATCCATTGTGACTTACTGTTTGCTCAGTCTTATCTTTCCAAGAGAAGTTATTTTTTAGATTGAATATTAAACCTGCCGCTGGCATACCAGATACCAGTGATTCTTCTAGCGACACTTCAACCATTAGTCGTGCTGTCTCAATTATTTCCGAATACTCATCACGATTAGCATAATCAACTAACGATGTTCTACTCTTAAACCCTAATGCTAATGCCAAACCTGACATAGTTGGTGGCTTAGATATTTCGTCATTCGTAATGCACGATGCAAAATAAGCATCAACGCATTGCTTTAGTTCGTCTGGAGTCTTGTACATCATAACTCTACCTACTTTTGCATTCACTGTCTCTTCCTTGTGTGATGGTTTAATCATTATCTGTACTAAATTTTAGGCTTGTAAAAATCACGAATAAACTGCTTTTGATGTAGCTGCACTTCATTCACATCTTCTTTTATCGCACTCAATTCAACCATAATTGATTTCTGCGTGCCGTACATAACAATTAATCCAGTGACCGCAGCAATGATAAGTGCTTGAGTAACTGATTTAATATCCACTCTGTAATCCCTTGATTCGACCTGATGAACAAACGGCATATAATCCATTGCACACATTATTTAGCCTTCGTCACAACGCCAACAACTAAATCAATTAATTTTTCATTAGCCCCTAAAACCTCAGCGTTGCCAGATAAAGCGCATGACTTACTTATCTTGAGATCACCCGCCTTTACTTCTCGCATAGATGAAATATACAGCGAACATGATCCATCCATCTTATGCTCGTATTGATAAACAGCACACCCTTGTAATAACAAAAGAAGCGCTATAGTTAATCTAATTTTCATGCCAAAACCTCCATCCAAACGTACGAACCGCAGACCACATTAACCAGCGCTTAGCTAATGACGCACCTTCTTCTTTCAGTGCTTTGCGAAACATCATATCCACACAAGTACGATTAAGCCCTTGATGATTTGCATACAGCCAGTCATGCAGAACCGCTGGCCTCCGAGTATCGCCTGCATCAGCTGGAAATATAGACCACAGCACACGAGGTATGCTCGCATAATCAGTAACAAAGCCCTTTTCAATGACCACGTATACACCTTCGGACGCATAGACCAGCGAAGAAATAAGCTTGCGCTTGTTAGTTCCCGGTTGAGGCTCGACATGAAGCTTGTTAATAAACGACATAAAATCACCAGACATAAAAAAACCCAAGTTCTCATTCAAGAATCTCGGGTTTCAGGCATAAAAAAAGCCGAATCAATCAAATGACTCAGCTTTCACAACTACAATAAAAAGCAGTATATCGACCTAAAAGCGGCAACGCAATGTTTTTTTAGCTTACTGCTTCGTATTTTTCAATAAGTTCAATTGTCACACTGACAATGCCAGGTATTTTCCCTTTGTACTCCCAGTATTCGTACGTTTTTTGCGGTGTGTTTAGTTTTTCAGCCATTGCTTTTGCTGTTAAGTTTAGCCGTTTCCTTGCGGCCTTAAGTTTAGAATTAGTCATTAATTAATTTATATGCTTCAACTAGAATTCTTTCAACATCAGCATAACCCTCGCATATGTCACCATCATGATCCTCTGCTAATTTAGCAGCAAGCGGCTCGTTTACGTCACCACAAACTCCATCGTCATGCCCGCAGTCTGTAGCGTCGAATATGTCATTGTCTGCACATCCTTGAAAATAGTAGCTAACACTATCAACTGTTACTAGCGCATTAAAAAACCCGTCGTGCAGACCGAACTCACCACCTACTAAATTATTCTCATCAAAATTAATACTTTCTATTGCTTTCTGTAATAAGTTCATTTTCTTGTCTCGGCATTTAAAGAGTCAATCTCTTTAATCTGTGTTCTATTATACTGATATTCAGCATAAGTACAAGAGGTTTTAACATCTTTTTGCTAAATAAATCATCGTAACAATTGCCAGCTAACATAGCGTTCAACCCGACGCGAAAAGACGCGCGGGTTAACTCTTTCGTTATGTTACCCCTATGTACTCATCAATTACAGATTCTGGGAAGGGCTTTATTTTTTTATCTTCAAATAGTGGCATAATTATTTCCTCATTAATCCTATTTATGTTCAGAATAAGCCGA